TATCAAAAACGAAGACATCTCACTCTTCAGCCCTCACGATGTTCCAGGTCTGTATGATGCTTTTGGCACTGATGAGTTTGATGACCTCTATGTGGGTTATGAACAAGATGGATCAATTCCGCGGAAGACTATCGGCGGTCAAGAACTTTTCTTTGACCTCTTGAAAGAAAGAGCAGAAACTGGTAGAATCTACATCATGAACATTGACCACTGCAATTCTCACTCATCCTTTATGGATAAAGTTGAGATGAGCAATCTGTGTCAAGAGATTACTCTCCCTACTAAACCACTTCAACACATAGACGATCCAAATGGTGAAATTGCTCTTTGCATTCTTAGCGCTATCAATGTTGGTAAGATTAGGGATCTTGAGGATCTTGATGTTCTTTGTGATCTTGCCGTTCGGAGTCTTGATGAACTCATTGATTTTCAGGGATATCCCGTCAAAGCAGCAGAGATTGCCACCAGAGCACGTCGTTCGTTAGGAATTGGATTCATTGGACTGGCACATTATATTGCCAAGAATTGCCACAAATACGACGATCCTGAGACTTGGAAACTGGTTCACAATCTCACCGAAGCATTCCAATACTATCTAATCCAATCAACCGTAAATCTTGCAAAAGAAAAAGGTGCTTGCGAATACAGTAATCGTACTAAGTATGGAAATGGAATTCTTCCTATCGATACATATAAAAAGGACGTGGATGAGATTGTACCAAATGAGCTTCACTATGATTGGGAAGATCTTAGGTCACAAGTCAAACAGTATGGAGTTAGGAACTCAACACTGTCCGCACAAATGCCTTCAGAGAGCAGTTCCGTTGTGTCAAATGCAACCAATGGAATCGAACCACCTAGAGGATACCTGTCCATTAAAAAATCAAAGAAAGGACCTCTTAAGCAAATTGTTCCGCAGTATGGGACTTTGAAAAATCATTATGACCTTCTTTGGGAAATGAAAAACAACACTGGTTACATCAATGTTGTTGCGGTGATGCAAAAGTTCTTTGATCAGGCAATTTCTGGTAACTGGAGTTACAATCCAGAACACTATCCAAACAATGAGATTCCAGTGTCTATCATGGCACAGGATCTTTTAACTACATATAAGTACGGTTGGAAGACCAGTTACTATCAAAACACATATGATATTAAGACTGATGAAGTAGAAGAATCTACGGAGTCTCTTGATAGTTTAATTTCTCAACTAGAACAATCCGAGGAGGAAGAGTGTGAGTCTTGTAAAATTTAAGACAAACAGCGAAAGCAAGTCAAAGGTCGATTCAATGACCGTTTTTAACTCAGATGTAGTTGATACCAAAAAGCAACCAATGTTTTTTGGTAGACCACTAGGTATTCAAAGATATGATTCTTATAAGTATCCTATTTTTGATAGACTTACCACACAACAATTAGGATATTTTTGGAGACCAGAAGAGGTTTCTCTTCAAAAGGATCGTGCAGATTATCAGACACTTCGTCCTGAGCAAAAGCACATCTTTACCAGCAATCTTAAATACCAGATCATGCTGGATTCTGTACAAGGGCGTGGTCCTGGGATGGCTTTCATCCCTTACTGCTCACTCCCTGAGTTAGAAGCATGTATGGAAGTTTGGGGATTTATGGAAATGATCCATAGTCGTTCATATACTCACATTATCAAAAACGTATATTCTGATCCTTCAGATGTATTTGATCACATTCTGACTGATGATCGTATTGTAGAACGTGCTCAGAGTGTTACTCAGGCATACAATGACTTTATTAATGCTGCACACCAGTATGATAATTCCAAAGAGTGGCAACATGCTTTGGAAGAAGTTCCTTACGCACAAGAGGCAAGGTATGAACTCAAACGCAAACTCTTTAGAGCTGTTGCAAACGTTAATATACTGGAAGGTATTCGATTTTACGTATCATTTGCTTGTAGTTTTGCTTTTGGTGAACTCAAACTTATGGAGGGAAGTGCAAAGATCATCTCCTTGATTGCTAGGGATGAAAATCAACATCTTGCTATTACTCAGAATATTCTGAAAAAGTGGAGGGAAGGTGATGATCCAGAAATGCAAAAGATTTTTGAAGAAGAAGAGCAGTGGTTGATTAGTACATTTGAAAACTGTGTTAATCAGGAAAAACTTTGGGCAGAATATCTGTTCAAAGATGGATCGATGATTGGTTTGAATGATAAACTGCTGCAGCAGTATGTAGAATGGATTGCCAATCGTAGAATGAAAGCAATCGGACTTAAACCAATCTATGACATTCCTGCAAAGAACAATCCACTTCCTTGGACAGAGCATTGGATTTCTTCTAAGGGTCTTCAAGTGGCGCCACAAGAAACCGAAGTCGAATCATATATCGTCGGAGGGATCAAGCAAGACGTTACCGAAAATACATTTGCCGGATTTAGTCTCTGATTCATATGCAGCATATCGGGAGGCAGCCAAATCGGATGCCTTCCTTTTTGGTGATTATGATGGTTATAAAGCATTTGAAGATTTAGATGAGGAGGGTCAGTAGACCCTCCTTTTTTTATAAATATCCTTATAAAGGGTAATTAAGAAATTAAGATGAAATCTTTATCGCAATCGGAATATGGGAATCTTAGAAATCTCTATGAGAGTGTCTATGCCCCTAGAACACAAAATATTTTAGAAGAATTTACTGAAGAAGATCTTATTAATCTCACAAATGAAGAGATTGAAGAGCAGGTAGAAGAGTTTTTCTTAGAGTGTATTGATGAGGGATATGAGATAGATGAGATTGAAAGTATTATTTGCGAATACGTGAATACTGAGTTGGAAACTCTTACAGAAAGAGTCGATCCTAAAGAAACACAACGTAGAAGAGATCAGGCAAAAGATAGACTTGCAACTAGCAAAGCAATGAAATCTGCTGCAACACAATCTTCTTCATCTTCATCCGAAACCAAGTCATCGACGCTTTCTAGAATCGGTAGTGCTGCTAAGAAGGTTGCATCTGGTCTTAAGACAGGTGCCAAGGCAGCAGGTAAGGCAGCACAAGGTGGTATTGGTCTTGCTGCAAGAGCAGTAGGAACAGCTCAGAGAGCAGGAGAGCGTGTTAAGAGTGCTGCTAAGAGTGGTTATGAGAGAGGTAGACATGGATCTGGTGGATCCTCATCTTCATCCGGTGGTGGATCCTCATCAAGTTCCTCATCTTCATCCGGTGGTGGATCTTCATCCGGTGGTGGAACAAGTTCTTCCTCTTCACCTAGCAGATCTTCTGGATCCTCTTCTTCAGGATCTTCTAGTTCTTCTTCAGGTTCCTCAGAAGCACCTGCGAAGAGAAAGGATGGTCTCCTGAAGAGAGGACTGAAGAAACTGGTTAGAGGTGCTGCTAAGGCAGTTGCTACCGGTGCAGGTGCTGTCAAGGCAGGTGCAGATTATGTTGCCAATAGAGCAAGAAAAGAAGAACTGGAAGCAACCGGATTGTTCTCCGAGAAGGAGATTGAAGCAATCATGGAAGCAGAAATGAGTGAGGGTTACAAGGAGATTGATGCTAAAAAGCACGGTCGCATGTATGACAGATACAAGAAACTGAGATCTGCTGCTATTCAAGATGCTCGTGACTCCGGTGAAGCATCCGGAACAAACAGAATGAAGATGGGTAAGATGAGTGCTGTTATTGATAAGTCTTCCGAGAATCTGAGAAAGAAGCAAACTAAAGATCAATTAACCGGTAGAGGTTGATACAAAACTGACATAATTTTTTGAGAGGGCTTGACACCCTCTCTTTTTTTGTCTAGACTAGGTTTGTTCCGGTTAAAGATAAATAATAGCTCATTATTATAGTGATATATGAGTTATGAAAATCCTTGGTTATACATGGAACAACCTTTTGATAGTGATTCTATATGTGATAACTTTGGTTTTGTTTATAAGATTACCAATCTCCTCAACGGTAGATCGTACATTGGGAGAAAGTATTTTTGGTCATTCAGAACACCACCAGGAAAGAAGAGAAAAGTAAAACAAGAATCTGATTGGAAGAAGTATTATGGTTCTTGTCCAGAATTAAAAGAGGATATTAAAAATACTGACAATAAAATATTCTTTAAAAGACAAATTCTTTCTTTACATAAGACAAAAGGAACTTGTAATTTTGAAGAAACAAAACAACTATTCTTAAATAATGTCTTATCTGAGGCACTTGACAACGGGACTCCTGCGTTCTATAATAGCAATATTCTCGGACGCTACATGCGTAAAGACTATGGTAACTTTGGAAGACACTCTGCAGAAAACTCATGAGTGGGCAGTTGATAGAATGCACATTCTTTGTGACACGAAAACATATGACGTATTAGAGTCAATCGAGAATGCTCATGCAATTCAATCTGAGTTTGCCGAATGGCTTGATCCTGACGTTGAAGACCATGAAATTTATTCACTTGAATACCTAGGAGATAATTAATGCTTGCACTTCTTGCATCACTTACATTTGTTGATTATAATCACTTAGCAACAGCTGTACAAGTAGAAGCACATCCAAATTCTGCAGATGAATATTGTGTTGCTGCTTCTGTTCTTAATCGTGTTTTATCAGATAAATTTCCTAATACTATTTCTGGAGTAGTTTTTTCTCCGGGTCAGTATCAAGGACTTGACTATAAAGGATATATAGTTCCAAGCACACGATTAGTTGAAAAACTCAGTTCTCCATATGGACAAAAAAGTATTGCCTATTGGGCAAGAGTCTTAAATGGAAGAACTGATTTCAAAGGTCAATCAATGCTCAGATACAGAGTTGCGAACGAAGACCCAATGTGCCATCCCAAAGGAAATTTCTATCACTACCACTGGCAATGAACCGACTATTCAAAAAAATTAAAGACATTGTTGTCACTGCTGTCGAACCTTCTACCGAAATTGAAGATAAAATTGAGTGTGCAATCGATGATAATGTTGTTGATTGTACCGAATTAAATGAAGAACCATATGTTGGTGTTCCTGCACCTGAAGAAAATGTTATTGATGAATGGTTTGCAGATCGTACTGGAGAAGTAATTGTGGAAGATTTAGATAACTTTGGTGGGAATTATGAAGGACCTCTGTATGCTCCATATACTGCAGTAGACGAATTTAAAAAGAAGTCTAATGGTGATGATGGAACTCATCAAAGAATGTATGAGATTGCTACTAAAAATCATAATACTACAATTCATCTCAATCCTCCAGGTGGTTCTGAAAACTTCCAAGAAGGTCCTGGTGGTTGGAATTCTGGTACTGGTTGGGGTAAGGTTCAAAAATGAATCAAGATTGGAGATACAGTGAAGAACGTATGGATGTAAGAACTCAGGGATTAAATATCCTGTTTAAAAAATATGGTTCTGAAATTTGTTCTGATGGATCACCTAGATATTCTAACCAAAGCATTTACGAATGTGTTCATGACTGGGTTTCTCAAGGTAACATTCGTACTGATGGCATCACAAAATACTATGAGGCTTATTACGCATGAAAAAAATTATTGCATCTCTGGTTGCTGCGGCAGCGGTTGCCCTACCTGCCCTTTCAGACCCACTAGAAGATAAAGAATTCAATACTATGCATTCGATGGGTTGTATGCTCCTTCGAGAATGTACGGACAATGTTAAACGAATCACAAGTATTCAAGATATTAAAGATCGCTATCCCTACAGTGATTATGGTAGCGTTGCTGATGAGTTTAATGACATCATCGATGCCTTTGATAAGATCGGAGTTGGGGTTTTTCTAGCAGATTCAAAATACTTCCCAATTGGACACAGAGGTGTTTATCACACTGTTTCTAATAATTTCTTCCTTAATGACTTTCATATGTATCGGCAAGATATACTCATGAGTGTTGTGCGACATGAAGGATGGCACGCTGCTCAAGATTGTATGGCAGGGACTATTGATAACAGTTTGATTGCTATCATTAAACCTGAAGATGAAGTTCCTATGATCTGGCGTGTAATGGCAGAACGCACATATCCTGAGGCAGCAGTACCTTGGGAAGCAGAAGCAGCATGGGCAGGTCGCACTGAAGGTATGACTGCAAAGGCACTAGAAGCATGTGCAACTGGTGCTATGTGGGAGGTTTATGAACCAACACCTTTGACCCGAGAATACTTAGTAAAGGAAGGTTATTTGTCTAAATAATAACATTCCAACTAGGAAACAACCAGCCGAAGAGAGTCCTGCGAAACTCTTTAAGTGTTATAATGGTGGACTCTCTGTCGGAAAATAATTTTCACATATGTCTAACTTAACAAGAGATGTGTTAATTAAGACCATCGTCGCAAAAGAAATGCAGACATGCGACAGTCTTGATTACACTCAGAAATTAAAAACGACTTATCATAAATGGGAACACGAATCTAGTTCTGTTCTCTGTCAAAAATTCAATCAAATAAATCATACAAATATTACTGTAGATTTGTTAAAACCATAAATAACTGAGCCTTGCTCTCTACATATGCTTGGGACTAAACCAAAAGCACAGGTAGAAGAGAAAGACCACGATGAAGATAAAAGTGAAGTTCTTGGTAATCTAGTGAAAGTCGTAGTACTTATTTGGTCTGCCTCTCTCCTCACGTTCAGTTACGTTAGACTTCCAAACGGTCAAAAGATTTTAGATTTTGATCCTACCTTCATAGCCTCTGTCTTCAGTGGATCTTTAGCTGCGTTCGGCCTCAGTCCTGCTAAATCTGGTGGTGCCGCAAATGGTAATGGAAAACCATCAGTCGCAAAGAAAGAACCACAAGTCGTCTCTGCAGTTGAACCCAGGAAAGAATAATGGTTTTTAAAAATGATGTGACAGTAACAGATAATTCCACACCATCGACATCAAAGAGTAGTCCTTTCAAATGGATTGCTTTGGGTGTTGGTGGTGTTATTGCTATTGCACATATTGGTGTTCTTGGTCATCTTATTAAAAAAGAACCACCAGTTCAATCAGCACCTACAATCAATCTACCCAGAGGTCCTTATTCTTCTTATAAGATAAAGGCAGGAAAGGATGGATATGAGATTGAATATCGTGCCAATGATCCTAAGATTTTAGAGTCGGAAAGATCTCTTGACCTTGATAAAAATAAGAAGGGTCTCTTTGGTGGTGGAACTGAGCAACGCACAGAGTATCGTCGTGACCAGTACACCATGGAAGGCACCCGTAATATGGGGTCAGGAGGTGCCGTAGCAAACGGTGAGGGAAAGAGTGCAAAAGACGTAGAGTGTTTGATCGCGGACGCTGGAGCACGGTCACAAGGTGCAATGGCAGGTAGTGCAATCACAACTGGTCTTGTAGTTCCTGCAGTAATGAACATTCCATACATTGGATGGTTAGCAGCAGGATGGGCAACTCTTCTTGGTAATCAAGTAGGAGAATCTATTGGATCTGAAGTTGGTTCTGTATTCAATGATTGCTGATGAATCTTTTTTTGAGACCACTTGCAGATGTTAATGATGTAACTTGGAGTATTGTCTGGTCACTGGTAATACTTCTTGCTGGAGTTTTCTATGTAATTGTCTATATACTAGGAATTGATGAAAGAGAATCATCATGCAAAAAGTAATCAATGTAATCGCACTTCTTTCTGGACTTACATCACTTGCCGTGATTGGTAGTGGTGTGTATGTCTATACTAATATTGAAAAGTGGAAAGAACAGGCAAGAGAGAATGTTGCGAATGCCGCAGTAGAAGCAATTTCTGAAGCACTTCCTGGTTTAATTGATGCTGCCATGCCTGACATTCCAGAAGTAACTGGTCCTGACATTAGATTGCCATGAGAAAAACAAAGTCTCCTGCTAAAAAAGAAGCAGATAAACAATTCTTTTTATACGTGTTCTTTCACTCTATGTGGACTGCTGCCTTTAATATGTTTAATGATGACTGATGCCTGATATTCCTATTATTACTAGTAAGGATATCAATATTCGCATCGATACAATTAGGGAGATTGATATTCCTACTTATAGGTTGAATGATACATCTACTTCATTGCCACTTTCTCCACCAGTTGTGGTTAACATCGGACTTCCTGTAGTTGACATTCCTGGATGTGTAGAGGCTCATGAATCAAATAATAAATCTAAAACTATAGGTGAGGATGATCAGCAGGGTATAGTGGTTTATTGTGATGGTGGGATGCCAAGCTTTGATCCCATTCAATATGAACCTGAGAATATGACTATAACAACTCCTGCAGTTGTTCCAAAAACAGAGACTCCAGAACCAGATATTCCAGAATCACCAAAGATTGAAACACCTAAACCACCTTCACCAAAAACAGTAAAAATTGAATGTCCTACTAAAGTTCAGCAAGCACAGGAACCTGTAGGAACATATGTTAATGGTTTTAGGGAGATAGTTACTGGTTATGAACTTATCGATAAAACTTGTATCCAGATTACAGAAAAAGTCCCACTACCTACACAAATAGTAGCGGGACTTCCTAGTGGTGGTCAGGTGATGCAGGTTGGTGGTGTTGCCGTTATTGCAACTACTTCGGCACTACTTGCTAAACCTCTTGCAGATCTTTTGTTGAAAGCAGTCAAACCTGCCGTAAAGAAGGTTATGAAGAAGATTGCTAAGATAAGAGGTAAGAAACCTCCAGTTTTATCTGACGGAGAACGTAGAGCAGAACAACGTCAGATGAATCATGCTGTTAAGGAGTTGCGTTCTGTGTTTCCGAGGAAGAAGAAATAGAATGAACGTGTGGATGTGTATGTCCTGGAGGATTGTTTACTAGGACATCTGCACACACGGAATAGTATTTACTTTTAGGATGAAATTGAATTCCCTTTAACATCAATTCTCCACAATTCTTCAATCTTGCGATCTCAAAATCTAATCTCTTATTGGCAGTTTGTTGTTTCATCATTTCAATATTTGCAGATGCTGCTTCTTTACACAACTCCTGCATCTTCTTATCTGTTGGTGTACTCCATGTCATAGAGAAACCAAGACCTAAACTGTAGTTATCTTTCTGTCCAGTTCTTGTTTTCTTACTGAAGATAATATCTCCTGGATTATCTAAGATTCCATCTCCGATTGGATTATTATTTTCATCGAATGCTCCAAAATTATCGGTGACATCGTATACTGGATCCATATAATATGGTTCATATGGTTTTGCCGCAGATACACTTCCTGTTACATATGGAGTGAAGTTGCGAGTTGGACCCTGACACTGGATCCCTGACCCATAAGTGTTAGTAATATAAGGACCTTGTAAAACCTGAATAGCCTGATTGGTCACTGAGCCTGAACTATTTGCTACTGGCGATGCTGTTGCTGATACACCACCAACAGTATTAGCATTAACTGGTGAGGCAAATAGTAAAGAAACTACTGCGAGAAGATACTTGTAGTTTCTGTGACCGATTCTATATTTGTTTCTCTTTGGATAATTGTGTGGTTGCTCAATCCTGGACCTTGATAGGTCTCCGTGAACTGGAATGCTCCTCCAGGTGTTGTCTGTGTGAAGTTTGGTCTGCTGTTCAATCCAACCCATTTTGATGTCACTCCTTCAATTGATGATGCTGATTCTGATGTTTGTGGTGATAAACTTCCTGATGCTGTGATTCCACTTCCTGTTACTGAATATTGATATCCAGTGTTATAGTCCATCGAATTTATAGTCTCGGTTATTGTTTGTGTTGTTTCTGTATGGCTAGTCATTGAGCCCTGGGTGAAGTTAGGCACCACGGGTACAGCTTGTGCTGCCCCGTGTAGGGCACCAAGAATCAACCCAAGACCGATTGCTTCTTGTAATCTAGACATTTCTATTTAACCTCAGTCGATTACAGTGACTTCGGAAACAAATTGTCCGACTGCACTAGTACCAGCTCCGCCTGCAGTCACCGTAAGAACACCTGCACTGGTTACAGTACCTGCTAAAGTGTCTTTTGTTCCAGCCGCATAAGTTGTAAGTGATCCGAAGTTTGGATTGGCACCTAGAGTTGCAGCACTTGTGGGCACAGCATCAGCTTGTGTATAAGATTGACTGAAACTAAATGCTGCTCCTGCAGTATCCTGTGTTGCTGCAATTGTGCCAGGATTATATACACCAGAGGTGATTGTTCCAGCAGAAACTGTTCCTGCAGTTGACCCGTCAGTAGTATCCACATTTGATCCTGAGATACTGAATGAGGAACCGATTCTTGTTGCGGTTGATCTGGCAGCGTCAACAGTCAATTGAACGCTTGATGCATGTTTGCTTACAATGCCACCTGCCAATGCAGGAGTGCTCAAAAGTAACATTCCAAATGCTATTAGACCTGCTTTCATCTTGTCTATATACGAGGACTCTGCGACTATTTATGGAAAAGGTGATTGTATCAGGATGTACCGTTGACATCTTGGGTCCAATCTTATATAATATCTGAGTTGAGAGGCAAAACAGTAAGAGGGAACGACAAACAGTTCTCCGCCTCTCTTATGACTCAATAGCTCAGCTGGATAGAGCAACTGCCTTCTAAGCAGTCGGTCGTAGGTTCGAATCCTACTTGAGTCGC